TGCAGGATATTTTAAAAACTCTGTGATACGGGGAAGTTTGAAGGGTCAAAACAGTATGATCAATGGGTCTTGCAAAGTTATCATTGATGATAATCCTTACAACAATTTAAATATGCGACACTTTGAAGCTATCTCCTCTGGCGCCATTTTGGTCACTAGAAAAACTAAGGATAATGGATTTGAGCATTTGGGTCCCAATACTACAACGCTTTTTTATGAAAACGAAAATGAAGCTATCGATAAAATAAAACACGCCTTGATAAACATAAAAGATTTCGAGGAAGAATCAAAAAACATGATGGAGTTTTATCAATCTCAACACAGCTACTCAAATAGATTAAATGAAATTATAAAAATAGTCAGCGGAAATCTGTGATGAAAAAAACATCTGTAGCTATTTTTGGCAAAGGTGATCTTTGTATAAAAGCTTGCGAATTGGTTAATAAACTAGATAAATATGAGTTATCTTATGTTGTACCTGTGAAACCTGAACCCAACTGGACTGGTTCTGTTTTGAATTGGTGCAGAAAAAATGATGTTACAGTCATACACTCAGGCAATTACATAGATCTAGACCCTGAAAAATATGATTTAGGTATCTCTATTTTTTATGATAAAATCTTTTCTGCAGAATACATCAACAGGGCAAAAAGATTAATAAATCTTCACAACGCGCCACTTCCTAAATACAGGGGTGTCTCTCCTATAAACTGGGCTTTAAAAAATAACGAGGAGGAACACGGTGTCACGATGCATGAGATAGAAGCCGGGATAGATAGCGGAAAGATAATATCTCAAATGAGGTATAGTATACATCCAGATGTAGAGGAAGTTAAAGACGTATACGAAAAAGCCTTAAAATATGGATATGTTTTATTTGAAAGTACAATTAAAATATTAGATCAAATACAGTCAAAAAAGCAAGAAGAAGCTGAATCTTCATACTACAATGAAAAACAAAACGCTCTTCTTGGAAATCGAAGAAACTTTACTAGGAAAACAAGCTTATGAAATCTGCCCTTATTGGTTACGGTTACTGGGGTAAAATACTACACTCAAACATTGAAAAGTTTTTAAACACTAATGTTGTGATCCATGATCCAGTTATGAATATTGACAATATGAAAATAGTCAAAAACTGTGGCATGATTTTTGTCGCAACTCCTGCCCAAACCCATTATAACATAGTAAAAGATCTCCTTAATGATGGCAAAAACGTTTTTTGCGAAAAGCCATTGTCTACTTCAATAAAAGAAGTAAGTACCCTCTATGACATATGCAAGACAAATAAAAACGCCAAGCTTTTCGTTGATTGGACTTTTACCTTTAATGATGCAGTAAAATGCATAAAAGAAATTGTAGAAGATGGTAGATATGGAAAAATAAGAAACGTTGAAATGAACAGGCTAAACTCTGGACCAGAAAGAAAAGACACTTGTGCAAAATGGGATCTTGCATCGCATGATGTTTCCATATTGCAATATATCTTTGAAGAAAAACCAGAAAAAGTTGATTGGGTTTGTCTAAAGAGAAACAAAGATAGTTTCAAAAATGACACTTGCTACGGAGTTATTCAATATGAAAATTTTGATGCATCTATAAACTGCAGCTGGCAATATGGAAGAAAAAACAGAAGCTGCGTCTTTGAGTTTGATGCCGGTTTTTTGCACTGGGATGACTCTTTAGATACAATATTTTTTGAAAACAACCCGGTACTATTTAAAAGACAAGGAAGTCCACTTGAAAACGCACTTAAAACTTTTGCTTCCGGCGAATATGACCAAGAAAAACTTACAAAAGAAATAACGGAAATATTAGAAAATGAATAAAATATTATTTAACGATCTAAAAAGCCAGTGGCGAGTCATTAAAGATCCCGCTAACGACAGAATAGAAACTCTTTTTGATACGTCTGCGTTCATTAACGGGCCAGATGTTTCTCTATTTGAATCTAACTTCGCAAGTTTTATCGGGACAGAGCATGCAGTAGGCACATCTAACGGTACAGATGCTATCAAGCTCTGCGTTCAAGCGCTTGAGCTGAAAGGTAAAACGGGTGTTATTATTCCTGCCAACACTTTTATAGCAACAATTTTAGGTGCAGAAATGGCTCTACCAGATGCAGAGTTTATATTGATTGATTGCGATGAATACTATCAAATAGACACCTTAAAACTAGCGGAATCCTTGTCGGAAAATAGAAAAAAGTGGGACAACTGTATAATCATGCCAGTTCATCTTTATGGTCATGCTTGTGACATTGAAAAGATTTGTGGGCTTGCAAATCAATTTGATTGTTATGTGATTGAAGATTGCTCTCAGGCTCACGGAACAACGACAGCTTCTGGCAAAAGGGTTGGCTCTTTTGGCGACATGGCGGCATTCTCTATGTATCCCGGTAAAAACTTAGGCGCTTCTGGAGACGCTGGTGTTATTACAACTAATGAAAAAGACTACCATGACAAAATTAAACTTCTTCAAAATTGGGGATCTGTAAAAAAATACTATTACGAAAGAAAAGGTTATAATAACAGACTGGATACTCTTCAAGCGATTATTGTTGACGAAAAGCTTAAGCATTTACATCAGTGGAATCTTGAAAGAAAAATGGTTGCGTCTTGGTACGATACTTATATTAATAACCCAAAAATAATTAAGCCAAAAGTAGCCGACTATTGTGGAGTCCATACTTATCATATTTATTGTGTAAGACTCGTTGATATAGAGAGAGACTTTTTGATTGAAAAATTAAATCAGCATTCTATCCAGTGTGGAATTCACTATCCCGTTCCAATTGAAGAGACAACAATTTATAAAGATTTAGGATTTAACAATCCCAAGACTAGGGAATATTCAAAGCAATTGTTAAGTCTTCCTATGCATCCATTTTTGATAAAAGAAGACGTAATGGGATTAATTAAAATATTAAATGAGGTCTAAAAACAGACTGTTTAAGGGTATAATAGCTTAGCACTCAAAAGGAAAACAATGTCTTTACCAACGCTATATCAGCAGTTTATTCATTTGTCACGATATTCACGGTGGTTACCATCGGAAAAACGAAGAGAATCTTGGGGGGAGACAGTCAGTAGATACTTTGACTTCTTCGAATCACATCTACAAGAAAAACATGGGTATCAAGTTTCTCATAGTGAACGTAAAGAACTTGAAGATGCAGTATTGAATCTTGAAATTATGCCTTCTATGCGTGCGTTGATGACTGCCGGAGAGGCTCTTCGGAGAGACAACGTTGCTGGTTATAATTGTTCGTATGTTGCGGTGAATAGAGTTCGTGCATTCGATGAAATCCTATATGTTCTGATGTGCGGAACCGGTGTCGGCTTTTCTGTGGAGCGAAAAGAGGTTGACCAGCTTCCCACCTTGTCTGAAGACTTCCATCCTACTGAAACAACTATTATCGTAGCGGATTCTAAGATTGGGTGGGCTAAAGCTTATAAAGAACTTATCTCTCTTCTGATGACCGGTCAGGTTCCCAAATGGGACGTTAGCAAGGTTAGATCTGCAGGAGAAAGACTTAAGACATTTGGCGGTAGATCATCTGGTCCGGAGCCTCTTGTGGATTTATTTGACTTTACAGTGAATACATTTAAAAAAGCGGCGGGCAGAAAGCTCACCTCTATAGAGTGCCACGATATCGTCTGTAAAATTGCAGAGATCGTTGTGGTCGGTGGCGTTCGTCGTTCAGCTCTGATTTCTCTTTCTTCTCTGCAAGACGATAGAATGAGAAGCGCAAAGTCTGGACAATGGTGGGTTACTGATTCTCAAAGAGCCTTGGCAAACAACTCTGCGGTTTACGACGGTCCGGTTGAACCCGGTCAGTTTATGGAAGAATGGCTTTCCCTCTACAAATCTAAGAGTGGAGAGAGAGGTATTTTTAATCGGCAGGCTGCTAAAAAAGGTATTGATAGAAATACGGAGAATAGAAGTGACACGGATCGTGTGAGAGAAAACGATCACAATTTTGGAACCAATCCCTGTTCTGAGATTGTGCTTCGTGATTGCGAGTTCTGTAACCTTACGGAAATGGTTGTAAGATCAGATGACACTCGTGAGTCACTTATGCGAAAGGCTCGACTTGCTACTATTCTTGGAACTTGGCAGTCCACCCTTACAGACTTCCGCTATCTCTCATCGTCATGGAAAAAGAATTGCGAAGACGAAAGGCTCCTTGGTGTTTCAATGACTGGTATCATGGATTCTGATTTGACAAACGGAAACTCTGCTGGTCTTGAAAGCTTGCTTTTTGATCTCAGAGAAGAGGTCATAAATACTAATAGAAAGCATGCAGAAGAACTAAAAATTGAACAGTCGGTCGCTACCACGTGTGTCAAGCCTTCCGGAACTGTTTCGCAACTTGTTGATGCGGCCTCTGGAATTCATGCTAGACATAACCCTTACTATATAAGAACTGTTCGCGGCGATAATAAAGATCCGCTGTGCCAGTTTATGAAAGATCAGGGGTTCCCTTCTGAGCCTTGTGTTATTAAACCAGATAATGTTACTGTATTCTCTTTCCCTGTTAAGGCTCCAGAAAACTCAGTTTTTAGAACTGATATGACAGCAATTGAGCAGCTTGAGCTTTGGCTAAAGTATCAGCAGTATTGGTGCGAACACAAACCCTCTGTTACAATTACGGTAAAAGAAAATGAGTGGCCTGAGGTTGGGGCTTGGGTTTGGAATAATCTTGACAGTATATCAGGTATTTCATTCTTGCCTCACTCTGATCATTCATATAAGCAAGCTCCATATCAAGATTGCACAGAGGAGGAGTATATTGAGCTTTTACAAAGACTTCCTGAAAACACGGACTGGTCTGATTTATCTAAATATGAAGTTGAAGACAATACTGCTGGCAGTCAAACCCTTGCCTGTTCTGGGGATAGTTGTGAAGTTGTGGACATAAGTGCATAAAATGGTTAAATTATTTTTAGATTACAACGAAGACGAGATGAAGATACACCCCGAGGAGCCAAAAAGGGCTACGATAGGTTCTTCAGGCTATGACATCATTTATCCCGGATATGATTACATCCTCAAGCCGGGAGAAACAAAGCTTTTTAAAACAGGCGTAAAACTCGAAATGCTTCCATCCTTTGAGGCACAGATAAGATCAAGAAGCGGTCTATCTCTAAAGCATGGTGTTACTGTTTTAAATGCTCCGGGTACGATTGATTCTGATTATCGCGGGGATGTTGGCGTTATACTCCATAATTTTGGCGATAAAGACTTTGTCGTTGAGACGGGAATGAGGATAGCACAGCTTGTTTTTTGCAAGATAGAGCGTATAATTTTTGAGACCACTGAAAATCAAAAAATGCTAAACAGATCACAAAGAGACGATGGAGGCTTTGGTCACACCGGACTTTTATAAGTGTATAAACTATTGGTGACAATATGAACGCTGAAAAATTTATCATTAAAAACAAAAGTGATTTGTTAAGAATTTTTGGTGAAGTTCATTGTGGAATGATTTTAGATAAAATCATGAAAAATATAGACGATGAGACCTTTGAAAAAGATTGTTGCAACTTGACGATGGTTTGCAAGCTTTACTACAATGGGGAAGTAGATTTTCCTATAGATACAAGTCTTTTTACAGAAAAAGATAAAGTTCTATCTAAAGAGTTCTATGAAATAGTAAAGTGTGAAAATGCTGTAAAAGATGGATTTTTAGATAGAACAGGTGTAAAATATACTTTGAAAAATAATCTAAAAAAACCTAAAATAATACTGAACAAGAAATATATTTTACCGGAATAATATGCCTATTTACAGTTTTTTTTGCGAAAAGTGCAACTCTAAAAAAGAGTTTTTTTTAAAGATGTCAGAAGAAAAGCCCACCAAATGTGAGTGCGGGGGTGATCTCGTAAGGGATTATTCTGAGATAAATGTTGGCGTTGAAATAAGCAAGCCTAAAACAATAGGCGATGTTGCAAATGCCAACACAGAAAAAGCTGTAAAAGAAGGAAAGCTGCATAAAAGCGCTTTAGAATTTGATTCTAGAAAAGCTGAAAAAAAGAAACAATATTCTAAAATGAAAGAAATAGCAGACATGACACCAACACAAAAAAGAAACTACATTATGACAGGAAACAAAAAAGGATGAGTATAAAAAGAAAAGAAGTTAAAAAAGAAGATTTTGAAGCTTTGATATACACGCTAAGCTGCGATGACACAGATAAGAAAATGGTTGATATATTGTGTCGAGAAGAAAACAAACCCGGGGTGCCAACCGCAAAAATTGAGGCGAGATGGATAAATAGACCAAAGGTTTCTTCTGGGGTACACGAAATTACGGGCCTTCTTTCTTACGGACCAATTGAGACTAAGACCTTTAAAACTGTAATTGTTGATATTGTCGAGGGCGATGATGACCTGTTTACTGTTTGGGTTCAGCCTGTGGATATTCTTTCATGACTTTGGCAAGCACTAACGGCGAAGAGTTAAGAGAGCCTAACACAGAATACTTCGATGCAAACGGTTTAAGAACAGAGGATCCATCAAAAGCATTAGCAAAAATCTTTACCTATTCTGGAGGAAAGAAATACTTTGCTTTAGCGGAAAGAAGAGACGGAAATCTTTACAATGTAACCGCATCTAAAGACGATGACAGGCCATATCGCAGGGGCCAGACATCATCTTTTAAGTTTTCACAAATGGACTTTTCATACTTTCAAATGTACATCTCTTATCTAGAAACCAAGAACGATTATCACTATAATCAAGCGAATAGATACAGGAGATAATAATGTCTAAAAAAACTAGAAACATTAAAATTACAAAAACAAAAATCCCCTCAATCATCAAAGGCTTTGAGTCTTTGCTGAAGCAATATACTACTAAAGATTCTGAGATTGAAAAGATGTCTCAGGCTCTTTTAAATGAGCTTGAGAACATTGTTAATCCATCGGAAGAAACTAAGCCTGAAGCAGATATCCCAGATTTGATGAAAGAGCTTGTTGACCCTAGAAATATTACTACAACGGGTTCTGAAGAAAAGGACAAGCAGTTTCATATCAGACAAATGTCAGAGTCTGCGAGAGCTGACTAATGAGAGATTCAATTGACTATAATCTGAAATACTCTTGGAGGGTTCAGTTAAATAATGGTCAAGTTTACTATGATGAGGACAACTCAAAGAGTGGAGAAAAGGCTTCTTGGCTAAAGCTAGCTGATTTCTTATCTTCAAATAGTAACTTAAGAATAAACTCAATGCAGATCTTTAGGACAAAAGATAACGAAAACAACCCTGAAAATCTTATATCTGTTAGCGCGCCAAGATCTAACGCTGATGGATATTTCTTTTCAAAAAGAGCATCAATGACTATGGGTGGCCCTCAAAGCCAAGAGGCTGGAATAGGCTTTCTTATGGGAGACAGAGTTCAAATTACATGGTTTAATATGAATCAGATGATACCAACGGAATCCAATATCAGAAAAAAAGATGAATGTGGCGTATCTTTGATAATTAATAATCCCGAGTAAAAGCAATAATGCTTTGGCATGGAAAAGAATTTCAAAAGTATATTCTCTCCCAAAAAAGAGATTGATATCTGTTGTCATATAACTGAGGTTATACTCAATAACAAATTAGAATGGCAGAGTAAGAAAGAGGGCAAAGACAAAAAGCCAAGATGCGACTTTTGGTCAAAAGAAAAGTCTTCTGAGAACTCCGAGTATAAGAAGCTTCAAAACGATTTTAAGCTTGAAGTAAGTTATGTAAAAAACCTTTGCAAAATATTTTCACCTCAAGTTGTGCTTGAGTATGTCAAAGACAGAGGTATAATTACTTTTAGATATCTAACTGTTGACAAACAGAAAACTGTGATATATAATCTATATCAAAACGAGCTTAGCCATAAAAAAGAAATGAAAAAGCTGGCTGAAAAAACCAAAAAGTCAACAACAAAACAACTAGACTTTGATGGTACTAAAACTAAACAAAATAAATTTACGGATCTTTTATGAGCAAAAACGAAGTAAAACTAGAAAACTTTCTTATTCCATCGACATCAATCGTTGAGAAGGAAGGCAAAATTTTCCCCACCGTATTGTCTATGGACATCGCACTTTCTGGAGGTATTCCAGAAGGTGTTAGTGTCTTGATGAGCGGTAAGCCAAAAGTTGGAAAAACAACACTGGCATTACACTATGTGCAACAGTGTCACAGAATTAGTCCAGAAAAGAAGGTTTTCTTTTTTGATGTCGAGGGTAGACTGCGATCTGAACTTTTAGACTGTTTCCCCGATATCAACAGAGAAAACTTTAGTGTTGTCAGATCTAATGATCAAAAGATCTTAACAGCAGAAGACTATCTGAACCTTATTTATGAGACACTGAAAGACTATCCTTCTTGCATTTGCATTTTGGATTCTGTCGCTGCTCTGTGTCCAGAGGCAGAGCTTTCTTCAAACATTGGAGAATCAGTCAAGATGGCAAGCACTGCTACGTTAATGTACAAGATGTTTAGAAGGGTCAGTCAGATACTCTCTGTAACGAAAGCAACATTTATCGCTCTCACGCATATGGTTGCAAACCCCAATCCCGGACCGGGGAAGAAAAGCTTTGCCGTTGGAGGCAATGCACCTCAGTACGGAGCAAGTGTCTGGATGGAGGCGGCTTGGAAAGAAGATATCAAGAATTCTTCAAACGAGTCAATTGGTCAAAAGGCACACTTTTCAGTTGTGGCGTCAGCCCTTGGTCCCCCCGGAGCAGATGTTGCTGTTCCAATCATTTATGGTAGGGGTGTGGACGAGCAAATTGATTGCTTTCATATCGCATTAGATTTTGGGATTATTAAGAGATCTGGAGCTTGGTACTCGGTAGACTCTTCATTCTTGGATTCTCTTGATGAAGACAAAAAGTTTCAAGGTCAACAAAATGTTGTGAACTTCTTAAAAGAGAATGAATCTGTCTATAAAGAAATAGATCAATACATTAGAAACATATCTATTTAACATGCAAGTCAGATCAATCAAAAACCCGTCAGAATTTGTTTCTTGGAACGTCAAAGAGAGCAAGTGGCCTATGAAAGGCGAAAACTCAAGATCAAAAATACAAAATTCTGTTGGGCAAATATTGAAGGCAAAGTTCCCGTATGATCCAATCCTTGAAGATATAACAATCCCCCAGAGTAGATTGTCTCTTGATTTTTTTATTCCTCACAGGAAGATTGCGATAGAAGTTCAGGGTTCTCAGCACGATGAATTTAATTCATTTTTCCATTCTACGAAGGCTGCTTTTCATAAACAAAAGCAAAGAGATTCCGACAAGAGATCTTTTTGTGAAATGAATAATATTACATTGATTGAGGTTAGAAATGTTGGCGAGCTAAAGGAGGCTCTAGATGTCTGTTGACAAAAAAGAAATACAAGAAAAAATGGCGGAGTTCAGAAGTAAAGTAAAACTTTTGAACTTAAAGATACCTGATGAAATAGAAACAATCTTGTCACTTGACAGGAGTTACTTATCTTCAGCACCCAGAGAAAATCTTTGTGTTGATTCTGTCAGGCTGTCTCAGTACGCATTGTATATCAAGTCTGAAGCCAACAGGTTAAAGGCGAATATATCTTGGTGCCAAGCAAACATTGATAGCATCATTGGCAGAGAGATAAATAACACCGAAGGCTATGGGATTAAAGAGAAGTCTTTGATTATTGTCCGAAACGATCCCGTGGCCAGAGAACTAGAGTCTATAAAGTCTATATGTGAAACTCAACTCAACTCTATTGACGATATTGATAGAAAAATTGAGTTTATGGCAAACACCCTGAAGAATCTATCATTTGAAAGGAGATCGGTTTGATTTTTAGAAAATGGAATCCAAAAACAAAAAGAAAAAACTTGTCAGGTTTTTCAAAGAAGGAGTTACCTGATGTTAAAAATTACTATAATAACTGGTATCAAAAAGTTTCTTGTAAGCTAGATTTAAGGAAGACGGATGGATCTTAAAAACGAATTGAAATTAGCAATAGAAAGCTCTGACTGGAGCGGCGTCTGTTCTTTTTACAATAGAATGTTTGGCGAACAAATTAAAGAGCCGTCAGGTCCACCATCATTCAGCATAAATAATCAAGTGATCGACGCTCTAGAGTCTATCGTGGAGGTGATGAAAAGCGGTGAAAAAACAGAACCCGTAGTGATCGCTTCTACTGAGGAGGCTGACAATCAGGTTCAGATTGAAACCTTTGAGACATCTGCAAAAACAGAAGATGAAGAAACCGGGTCAAGCGTTACTTTTATTGGAAGCTCTGAGTTCCATCTGCCTGAAGATGATATTGAAGGCTATAAAGAGGGCGTGGAACAACATCAAAAAAAGAGAAGAAGAGCGACTAGAGACAGCTACAATCCAAACATGATGAAATGCTCTTCTTGTGGAGTTGAGTTTGACTTTAACAAAGAGTATCCTGCAGGTGTCCTTGATAGAGAATCAAAGATAAACTGTAATTCGTGCAGAGCAGCCGGACGATAAGTCTATAATCACTGATGTCTGACAAGATAGCGGAAAGAGTCGTTATATCTTCCTTGCTAAATGGCGGAAGTAAAATATTATCATCATATGCTTTTGGTATTCAGCCTGAGTTTTTTACAACAGATCTAAATCAATCTTGCTTTAGATGTATCAAAAACATCTGCGAAAGAGATGATGCTAACAAGATATCAATTGAAATGATTTGCTCAGAGGCAAAGTCGATTGGTCTTGAGAACATCTTATGCACTAAAGAGTCTGTAGAACATTTAAAAGTAATCTCGTCACACCCCTTTAACGAAGATGAAGTTGGTTCTTTTTGCAGAAAAATAAAGTTTTGGCATACGGTTGAAAACTTAGATAGCAGACTTAAAAAAGGTGTTAAAAAAATATCAGAACTTAAAGGTGATGAAAGCCTTTTAGATCTGGTTTCTTCAATTGAAGAGGATATTTTTGGATACTTACCAGACATGGTTTCTGGCGATGATCTTGTAGATATGTCCTCTTTCTCTTTAGACCACATAAAGTTTATCGAGGAAAACCCCTGTCAGTCCGCTGGTATCCCTACGGGGTTCCCAAAGTACGATCAGGCTATTGGGGGTGGATTTAGACGTGGTACAGTCAACATTGTGGGCGCAAGACCAAAGGTTGGTAAGAGTACTTTCTGCTTGAATATTTGCAGAAATATATCTCAGCGCGGCGTGCCGGTGCTTTACTTAGACACCGAAATGAAGAAGGAATCTCAAGCCGTAAAGCTTGTTTCCTTAATATCAAAGGTGGATCAGTATAAGATCGAAACGGGTCAATTTAAAGAAAAAGAGAACCTCTCTACGTCTGTGGATGAGGCTCTTGGCAAGATTTCAACGCTCCCATTTACACACTCTAATGTCTCTGGCAAAAAGCCAGAGGAAATACTCTCGATTATTAGAAGGTGGCTAAGCTCTTCGGTTGGGAAGGATTCAAACGGTCACACAAATGATTGCGTTGTTATCCTAGACTATCTTAAAACTATGGATACATCTGATCTTGGAGACCTCAAAGAGTACCAGTATCTCGGAGATGTGATTACGAAAATGCACAATTTTTCCGTAAAGCATGACATACCTGTTCTGTCAACGGTACAGTTGAACAGAGATGGAATCAACAGGGAGGATGGATCTGTAATTTCTGGTAGTGACAGAATTCTGTGGCTCTGCTCCAGTATGTCCTTTTTAAAGAAAAAGACTGATGAGGACGTTGCGGCTGGCGATCTGATGTCTAATGGCGACAGGAAAATGATAGTCGTTGATACAAGATATGGATCTGGTATGGATTCATCTTCTGAATACATAAACGTTGTGTCTAACATGGACTATTGTGAAATGGTTGAGGGCAGATACAATTATGAGGTTCTAGATGATGCCGGTTTTGTCTCTGATGACGACGATGATGATATGATTGATTTCTGATATGAATGAACATATAGCAAAAGCAAAAGCAATATCAAAGCAGTTTGATATAGAAATTCTACAGTGTCTTGGTTTTTCAGAGGCGACACCTGCTGGAGTCCAGTGTGCCTGTCCTATTCACGGCGGAGATAATCCAACCGCTTTCTGTTATGACGCTGAAAAAAAGATATGGTCGTGCTTTACAAAACAGTGTCAAAAAAAATACGGCAATGACATGATTGGTCTAATCAGGTCCATGCTTGATTGTGACTTTAACTCCGCAGTTAACTGGATTCACGAAAACATTGGTGTTAGAGAAGATGTTGACGTATCTAGTATTTATAACTCTTCGTCAATAGATGAATATTTGTCACACGGCAAAAAGAAAAACGATGTGATTCCCGAATCAAAACTTGATAATCTTAAAAAGATTGATGGCAAGCCCCTTGATTTACTGAAGTCAAAAAACTTTGATGAGGATGTTTTTAAATTTTTTGAGGCAGGATATTGTGATTCTGATAAGATTATTCATCAAAGAATTATGATTCCAATCAGATCAAAAGAGTCTGAAATAGTTGGCTTTACAGGCAGAAGCATATGGGATCAAAATTCTACGACCGGAGGTTTTTACCCAGAGAACTTTAAGCCCTCTGAAGGTTATGAGAAAATATTTTCTAAATGGAGAATGTATCCAAAGAACTTTAATAAAAGTATAGAGCTTTACAATATACATAAGGCGAAGGACCACATAAAAGAAACAAACAAATGTTTTATTGTGGAAGGGGCTTTTGATGTATGGTCAATGTGGATGGCGGGGTTTAGGAACTCTGTAGCTACAATGGGTACAAGCTTAACAAAGCAACAATGTCAAATGTTGATAGAATCAGGCTGCGTGAAGCTTTATTTAGTGTATGATTCTGATGACGCGGGAAGAATCGCTTCCCAAAAAATAAAAGAAAAGTATTCAGACATGTTTGAAATATCTACAATAGTTTTGCCGGATGGTAAAGATCCGTCAGATCTAACAGTTGAGGAGCTTCAGATTGAAACAAGAAAAATGCTTTGAATATCAAATTAAAAACTTTAAACCTCTATACTTTATTTGTAAGCAAAACGGAGAGGAATGTACTCTTGAGTGGGTAGTTAAAAATGTCATCAAACCAAAAAAGAACTAAACTTATAATTGTAACAGGCAAAGCTCAAAGCGGAAAAGATAGCGCATGTGATTTTGTAAAAATCTTGCTTAAAGAAAAAGGATTTTCAAGTAAAAAATATGCTTTTGCTGACCCGCTAAAAGAAATATGTAGCGACCTCTTTGGCATTGAAAAAGATTTGCTTTGGGGCGAAAATTATCAAAAAGAAAAATTGACTAAATTCAAATGGAGCGATGTTCCATTTTCAAATAACTTCGAATCTAAAGAAGGACTTCTGACAGTAAGGGATGTTCTCCAGCTTTGGGGTACTGATATTTTTAGGACATTTAACCCAGACTGCTGGGTTATGGCTACCCATAAAAAAATTAAACAAGATAATTTCGATTTCGCTTTAATTAGCGATTGTAGGTTTCAGAATGAGATAAACTTTTTTGCAGAAGAAAATCCGTTGATTATTCATCTCTCCAGAAATGTTTTGAATCTTTCACATGAAAGTGAAAACTGTAACATAAATTATGATGGAATCAAGAACTATTCAATCATAGACAATAGCGAAATGGATCTAGACGACAAAAATCACTTTATAAAAAGAGCGGTGGAGGACTACATTGAAAGTTATGGTGACTGGTCACAGGCCAAGCAAAATAGGCGGGTATTCCAAAGATAACCCTGTAAGAGCTAAAATAATACAAAAGATAAAATTCTTAATAAATGAACTAAATGATCTTGCGCCAATTGAGGGTATAACAGGGATGGCTATTGGTGTTGATCAAGACTTTGCAGAAATATGCATGGATCTTGATATTCCTTTTTTGGCATACATACCTTTTGTTGGTCAAGAAAACAACTGGCCCGTGCCTGTAAAAGCAGAGTATCAAAACATTCTTGAGAGGAGTGAGGACATAATAATTGTAAACGAGGGCGGCTATACTCCTAAAAAAATGATGGAAAGAAATGTTAAAATGCTTGAGGACTGTGATATAATTATAGCAGTGTGGGACGGAGAAGAATCCGGCGGCACTTACCATACGGTAAACGAAAACCGAAAAAGTTTTCAAAAACCAATGATACACATAAAACCATGAAATGCTATCTTTGTGAAACTGAATTAATCTGGGGGGGAGATCATGACTGTGAAGAGGATGATGATTATTTGATTGAGACAAATCTGTCTTGCCCAAAATGCGGTGCGCTTGTTATAGTGTACCACCCTAAACCAGAAGAAGAATGAAATGAATTTACAATATTTGAGATCGTCGTCAATAAACACCTACGACGGGTGTGAGTTTCAATATTTCATGGAATATAATCTTGGTCTCAAAAGCAAGTCGGGCAGAAAAGCTGTGCTTGGCACAATCATTCACCACGTCTTGGAGTTGATGGCGAGAGCCAAGAAGTTAAATAAAACATCTGGTAAATTTTTAGATCCTGATTTTCTTCTGGAGATCTGTTGGCAAAGATATGAAAAAGAAGAAGCTGATAACATTGAATTTACAAAGCGAGATTACAATTTCTGCAAACGAACAATAAATAAAGTTCTTGGGAGCAAGTATGACCCTAAAAACCTAAATGTTCTGGCAACAGAAAAAAGATTTCAAATACCAATGAAAATTCCGGGCTTTACTTATTCTTTTTTCGACTTGAATAAAAAAGAAAACGTTAGCGGAAACTTTGAGTTAAGAGGCACCGCAGATCTTGTCACAGAGGTAGACAAAGATACGCTTGAGATCATAGACTGGAAAACTGGATCTAGGAAGTGCTGGAATACAGGACAGGTAAAAGATTATGGGTATCTCAGTTCTAAAGATGTGCAGCTTAGAGTTTATGATCTTGCCATGTCGATAGTTTACCCTGAATACAAGAACAGAATTTTGACCATACATTACATAAATGATGGAGGTCCGTTTAGCGTTGTTTTTGATGATCAAGACAGAAAAGAAACAATCAATCTCCTTAAAAGTAAGATAAACAACATTGAAAACAATTGGTTGCCATGTAGACTCAAGGAAAACAAACCGTCTGAATCAAGATGGAAGTGTAGAAACGTCTGTTACTTTGGAAAGACAAAAGGTTCAAATGGTAATTGTATTTGCGACAATATGTACTATTATATGTTGAACAACGGTATCGACTCCCTTGAGAAGAAGGTTTTTGATATAAAGTCTGAACAGTCTACTCAGGAAAATAAAACATCTGACAGAAGAAACGTATATTAATGTCATTTATCCCAATCCACAATCACACATGTTGGTCACTTCTGGAAAGTTCGGTTCTAATAAAAGATTTCGCAAAGAAATGCTCTGATCTTTCTGTTCCAGCAGCTTGTCTGACAGAACATCACAATCTAAAGTCTGTAGTTTCTTTCTGTAGAGAGATGAACTCTGTTGGTGTAAAACCAATCATTGGTTGTGAGATTAACATCTACAAGAGCGATACAGAATACAGCAGGGTTACTCTTATTGCAAAAAATTATTCTGGTTACAAAAACTTAGTCAGGCTTGTTTCTGTTGGTAATGAAAGAAGTAATATAATCAATCCAGAAAACTTTTCGTGTGGACCAACACCAACTGTAAAATGGGACGACATCAGGGAACACTCCGGCAACTTGATCTGTCTCATAGGAGATTTGAATAGCGATCTTGTTAAAAGTTGTTTTACAAAACACTCTCTAGCTTACAGGTGCAACTCTCTTGATTCATGCAGAGAATACGTTGACCGCAAGTGGTCTCAAAATATGGATTCTGTTATCTCTGAATACGCCCAGATTTTTGAGAACGTATTCACCTTTTACGACAAAAGCACTCTTCCCATACTGGAAGCTTTTGAAAAAATGCTAATCAAAAAGACAGATGGTAAGTGTCTCCCTTCCAGAAATGTTCACTACTTAAACAAATCTGACTTTGAAATTCATAAAATGGTTCTGAAGACACAGTCAGATATGTCTAAATACAGCGGGGATAATGAGTTTTTCTCAGATAACCGAATCTTCTATACAGACGAACCGTGCTGCTTTTTAGATGAAAGCCTTGAAGAGAAAGAGCTGACTCTTGATCTTTTAGAGTTGATTGATGATTACAGCATTGAACAAAGACCTATTCTCCCAAAGTTCAAGATTAAAGGGCATACAGTAAAAGATGCAGATGAAACTTTGAGAGAAAACTGTAGGTCAGGATTTAAAGATCTAGATCTACTCAACAAAGTAGATAAGGGTGTTTTGCCAAAGTATTTTAGCCGAGTAAAGCACGAGCTTAGCGTCTTTGAAAAAGCTGGAATATCTAGTTACTTTTTGATTGTTCAGGATCTCATGAACTATTGTAGGGACTTAGGTGTTCCTGCCGACGTTAGAGGCTCTTCTTCAGGATGCATGATATCTTACCTTCTTAGTATATCTTCTATTGACCCAATGAATCCCGACCCAACAATTTCATACTCTGAGGAGAGAGAGTTACCTTTTGAAAGATTTTATAACGAAGGCAGAAACACAAAGGGTAATGTTTCTCTAGCAGACATTGATATTGATGTCCCTCCATCTTTTAGAGAGCGTCTAATTAAGCATATAAAAGAAAAGTATGGCAGAGACTGTGTTGGTCACATTATCACTCATTCAAAATTTAAGGGAAAGGGTGCGCTGAAGGAGGTCTTTAGGCTTACCAA